TCAACAAGAGAATTGCAGAACTTTCTTTTGAAAATGCAAGACTACAAGAGAGAAAACAAAGAACAGAAAGTATGGCAAAAGAAGAGCCAGTTAAACTTTCTGACGGTGGAAAATTACCAGAAAAAACTCCATCGGAACTTCCTGAACCAGATCCAAGAGCAGAAGATTGGGCAAGTAAAAACACATGGTTTGGCCAAGATAGAGCCATGACTTTTACTGCGTTCGAGATTCATAAAGATCTTGTTGAGAAAGAAGGTTACGATCCTAAGTCTGATGAATATTATGCGGAAATAGACAAACGAATACGTGTTGACTTTCCAAATAAGTTTGATAAAACTGAGGATAAACCAACGTCCAAGCCGGTTCAGTCCGTTGCTTCTGTTAATAGAAGCGTAAAACCTGGACGCAAAACTGTGAGACTCACTTCTTCACAGGTAGCAATAGCTAAAAAATTAGGAGTGCCACTCGAAGAGTACGCAAAACAACTAAAAATCACGAAGGAGGTATAAGCGTATGGAAAATGAAAATAAAAAAACTTCCCGTGCGAACGAAACTAGGTCTAAAACTGAAAGACCAAAAGTTTGGGTTCCACCATCTTCTCTAGATGCACCCCCTGCACCTGATGGATTCAGGTATAGATGGATAAGAGCAGAGAGTCTTGGTTTCCAAGATACTAAAAACGTAACTGGACGAATAAGAGAAGGTTATGAGTTAGTTAGATCTGAGGAAGTCGAAAACGCATCTGATTATCCTGTTATCGAAGACGGTAAATACAAGGGAGTCGTTGGGGTCGGTGGCCTTCTGCTTGCGAAGGTACCAACTGAGATTGCGCAGCAACGTCAAGCATACATGAGGCAAAGAGCCGAAGGTATGGACGAAGCAGTACAAAACGATCTTATGAAGGAGCAAGACAACAGGATGCCTATCAATGTTGATAGACAGTCCCGTGTAACCTTCGGTGGTACAAAGAAATAATTTTTTTGTTATTTCTGGTTGTTCATCGATTTAACGTTAACCAATATGGAATAGGATAAGACTATGGCAAACACAAACACACAAGGTTTTGGTCTGATCGCAGGTGATAGATTAGGAAATACTCCAGCTATCTCTGGTCAATCAAAATACTTTATCGATGCCGGCGTTGCTGGAGCAATCTACAACGGTGGTGCTGTTAAGTCTGCTGCAGGATACATTGTCGAAGGACAAGGTTCTGCTGCTCCTGTTGTTGGAGTATTAAACGGCGTATTTTACAATGCGGCTACAACTTTGAAGCCAACATTTGCTAACTTTTACGCAGGTTCAATTACACCAGCTAACAGTGAAGACATCACAGCGTTCGTCAATGACGACCCATTCCAGAACTACATTGTAGCAACTGACGACGCAGTAGCACAATCTGGTTATTTAGAAACTTATGACATGAACGCGTCTGCTGGAAGCAGCACGACTGGTAAGTCATCAGCAACTCTAGATATCGGAACTACTGGTGCAGACAACAAACAATACAGATTATTAAGATCAGCGGAAGATCCTGAAAATGATACTAACGCTGCTTTCAGATCTGTAGTTGTTGTTGCTAACTTGTTAGAACTACAATCATAATAGGAGTATATAGACTATGGCAATATCAAGATCGCAACTAGTTAAAGAACTAGAGCCAGGCCTAAATGCACTATTTGGTCTGGAATACAAAAGGTATGAAAATCAGCATGCTGAAATTTATACTGAAGAATCTTCTGACAGAGCTTTCGAAGAGGAAGTAATGTTAAGCGGATTCGCTAACGCACAAGTAAAAGGTGAAGGTCAAGGTGTATCTTTCGACAATGCACAAGAAACTTTCACTGCTCGTTACACTCACGAGACTATCGCTTTAGCATTTGCTATCACTGAAGAAGCTATCGAAGATAACCTCTACGATAGATTAGCTTCTAGATACACAAAAGCTTTAGCAAGATCTATGAGCAATGCGAAACAAGTAAAAGCAGTAGCACCATTGAATAACGGTTTACCTTCAGTAAACACATTCAAATCTGGTGATGGTGTTTCTTTGTTTAACACAGCTCACCCTACGATAGCGGGTACTTTCAAAAATACCCTAACTACGCAGGCGGATCTTAACGAAACTTCATTAGAACAGTCGTTGATTGATATCGCGGCTCTTACTGATGAAAGAGGTCTTAAAGTTGCAGCGAGAGGTGTAAAAATGATCGTTCCTTCAGAGAACCAATTCACAGCTGAAAGATTGATGAAATCTCAAGGCAGAACTGGTACAGCTGATAACGACATAAACGCAATCGGATCTATGGGAATGATCCCTCAAGGTTACAGAGTTAATAACTTTTTAACTGATACTGATTCGTTTTACATCATCACTGACGTGCCTAATGGAATGAAAATGTTCCAAAGAGCACCGTTAAACACTGCAATGGAAGGTGATTTCGACACTGGCAACGTAAGATACAAAGCTAGAGAAAGATATTCATTTGGAGTATCTGACCCTAGAGGTATCTTCGGCGTTGAAGGTGCGTAATAACTGAAAATTTAAAGGGGCATCCTTGTGGTGCCCCTTTTTTTATGATAGAAAGAAGGAACCCATGAAAACTTTTCGAATACAAATCAGAGCATATGGCTACTATGCTGACTTCACTATTGTGTCAGAAGATGAGGATAAAGCTTTTGAAAATGCGCTAGTTGACAAACTAGGAGAAAATGATATTGTATGGGAAAAAGATGGATTCACTAATGAATCCAAAATGTGGTTAACCTATGAGGAGGTTATAAATGACACACGTTCAGGAACTCTACACGAAGAAGAGAGGTCTAGAACTTGAGTGGTCGCAGCACTATAATCAGGAGAAAAGATATACTCTTGATATGGTGAGAATTGATGACAGAATTAGACAAGTCATCAGTCACATTAAGCAAGCTGAAGCTAAAGAAGCTCAGAAGCTTAATAGAATAGAAGAAGCTGCACCTGACGTATCTGTAGCTACGTAACACAAAAACGCTACATCGCTGAAATCGCACTTTCTATTAAGGCTCTCTTGCACTTCATATAAATCTAATATATAACAAAATCACTATACAAATTAATAAGAGCATAGACGCGTATAGTCGACGGCCTAGAGACTATGTTCGATAACTAGGAGGATATAATTATGGCACAAACTACATTTTCAGGACCAATATTAGCTGGTACTATTAAAAATACTACTGGTACAACAGTTGGAACTGACATGAAAAACACTGGACAAGTGATGATGTCTCAAACATTTTCATTTGACTACACAGTAGAAGCTACACCAACAAGCACGAATGTTATCATTCCTGCTAACTCTCAAATCGTATCTATCGATGTTAACGTAGAAACTGCGTTTAACGATTCAGGTAATGATTTATTAGAAGTTGGTTCAGTTGCAGATACTGATTTATATGTTAACGACGTTAGTATTGCAGCAGTTGGCCCAGCAGCTTTGGGAACAGCAGGTCTGTGTGCTAACTGGAAAGATATTGGAACTTCTGACATTAGAATTGCATACATCTATAATGGTGCAAATGATGATGCGTCAGCGGGTGCTGCTACAGTAACTATTAATTACTTGCAGAACAATAACCTTTCATAATAATTAATTTAGTGTGGGCTTCGGCCCACACTTAAATTTTAAGGAGAAACAATGCACGATTCAGATGTAAAATCTTCAGTTCAACTAACAGGTAGTGGAAGACTACAAGGCTTCATTGCCGGTTCTGCCGCTAACTTAGGACCTATTAGAATCAAATCTATCCAAGCTCAATCAAGCGCAGCTGATGCTGAAATAAAAATTTATAACAATACTTCAGCAGCAGGCCCAATTTTAATTCATTTAAAATTTGGTGCAGGAGCGAATGAGTCTTTAGCTTTTGATTTTGATGGTGATGGAGTTAGATTTCCAGACCAAGCATTTGTTAGTTTAGCAAACTGTGATCACTTTGTAGCTTATTACTGTTAGGAGGTTAAATGGCTAATACTACCTCTGGAACTACTACGTTTGACAAAACTTTTGCTATTGATGAAATAATAGAAGAAGCTTTTGAAAGATTAGGTATGCAAGGCGTATCTGGTAATCAGTTACGTATGGCAAGACGATCTTTAAATATTATGTTCCAAGAATGGGGAAACAGAGGTCTCCATTATTGGGAAGTTGGTAATTCTTCTTTTACTCTTGTTGATGGGCAAGCGACTTATACAGCCTATAGATCAACAGGTGATGGAATATCTGATGCTACAGCCATTTACGGAGTCGATGATATACTAGAAGCTGTTTACAGGAACTCTTCAAGCGTAGATACATCTCTTACAAAAATAGACAGATCAACTTATCAGGCACTAGCTAATAAAAC